CAGTCAAATTTGCTATTAGCCCGTCAATTGATATTCATTGGCCGTTAGCGCTTGAGCGTCGCAGGGCAGTTGTCGGCTACGGCGAAATACTTAAATTTACGCCGCGCATAAAGTCAATGATCCACGAGAAATTACTTTGGCATACAGGCGAGCAAATGCTTGCCGAACACGTACAACGCGCCGTCGCAGTACGCAGTCAAAACAGCATTGCGTTATCGTCACAACGATCACCCGGCCCGATCGAGTTAGCGCGATGTTTAGTTTGGTCAGCGGCGCTAGCCAGCCGACCGACCGCAACAGGTAAACCAATGATCGTTGTAGCAGGTGGCTAGTATCTTGACGGGCGGCCGTCAAATGCCTTACTTTCTCGGTTGATGTTTGGCGGCCGCCTATACACAACGCACAAATAGTTTGGTGGCATACTTAGCGCATGGGCATTTTTAACCGCACCGTCAACAAAGCTGCAATATCACCGCAACCAACTAAAGCAGCAGCGGCAGGCGTAAGCCTTCAATCAGGTGCGGCAGGCGCTGGCATGATCGGCCAGTACTACTCGTATGTCGAAGGCACGGCGCGTAACCGTGCAATGAGTGTGCCGACAATTAGTCGAGCGCGCGATCTCATGGCCAGCGTCATCGGTTGCATGAACTTAAAAATGTATAACGAAATTTGGAACGGCGAGGAAATGGAAAAATTGCCGTTAGCTCCACGCACTTGGTTACGACGTATCGACCCCACGTTGCCAAACAATTTTATTTTGTCGTGGACATTTGACGATCTATTTTTTTTCGGTCGCGCGTTTTGGTATATAACAAGTCGCACGGCCGACGGCTACCCAGCGTCGTTCACTCGATTACCTGCAGCAATGGTGCAAACACTTGACCAGTCAGGCCCAGTTTGGTTTGCACCGTCAAAACAACTTGTATTTAACGGCGGTGCGTTAAACCCTGATGACGTTGTGCAATTTTTGTCGCCAATACAAGGCATTGTGTATATGAGTGAAACAGCGGTAGCGACAGCGTTAAAACTTGAAGCAGCGCGCTACCGCAACTCGAGCAGCGCTATACCGGCTGGCATTTTGCGACAGACAGGCGGCGAACCGTTAAGCGCACAAGAGTTAGCCGATCTTGCAGCGGCGTTTAACGCGGCGCGCGAAACAAACCAAACGGCCGCACTAAACGAGTACGTGTCATACACCGAGACAGCAACTAGCCCTGACAAAATGTTGCTGATTGACAGCGCAGAATTTCAAGCAATGGAAATGGCTCGACTGTGCAACATACCGCCATACCTTGCAGGCATATCAGTCGGCTCGTATTCGTACCAGTCAAGCGCCGAAAGCCGCATGGACTTGTGGACATTTGGCGTTAGGTCTTACGCCGATTGCATTGCTGGCACACTCAGTCAAAACAACGTGCTACCAAACGGCACATACGTCGAATTTGACGTTGAACAATACTTGACAGGCGAATACTCAATGGGCGACGATCGAGATACACAAACAGAAATTACAGAAAGAGTAGAGTTACCGTCATGATCAGACTTACCCCTTCACAGATCACGGTTGACGCAGCGGCGGCAGAGGGTTTGCCGTCGCGCTCAATCTCAGGCGTAGCCGTCACCTACGACGAAACAGCGACAGTTAGCGACGGTACACAGGTACGGTTTTTGCAAGGGTCGTTGCCAGTCACGGGGCGCGACCCAAAACTTTATATGCAACACGACAGCAACCAGATCGTCGGCAAAGTTGTCGAGCGCGTGGATACACCGCAGGGCATGATGTTTACCGCCAAAATTAGCCAAACCCGTCTAGGTGACGAGGCATTGACGCTGGCAAATGACGGCGTTATCGACGCGGTATCGGTCGGCGTGACACCCACAAAATTCAGTTACGACAAAGAAGGCGTAATGATTGTCAAAGAAGCCGTGTGGACAGAATTATCGCTGGTTAGCGAAGGCGCGTTTAGCGGTGCAATTATTACTGACGTTGCGGCCAGCGCACCCGACGAATTAGCCGTTGAGGGTATCCCACAAACAGAACCCGAAGTAGAGTTAATATCAGATCAAGAGACAACAAAGGAAACAGACATGAGCGAAAAAAATGAAACCCCAGTAGTCGAAGCAGCAACAGCAACCGTTGAGAAACTTTGGGCGCAACCAAAACGCGAATTTAAAATGCCGTCAGCAGGCGAATACCTTGCCGCAATGCACATTGGCGGCGATGTATATCGCAAAGTCAACGAAGCATTTGTCGAGGCACGCAAAGCAAAACAAAGCGCACTTGAAGCAGCAGCAGGCGACGTAGTCACAACCGACACTCCGGGCCTTTTACCAATTCCCGTGCTCGCTCCCGTTTTTGATGACCTTAACTTCATCAGGCCAGTTGTAACAGCGGTCGGCGCACGCGCATATCCAGACGGTGGCTCAAGCAAAACATTTATTCGCCCAACATGGACAACACACACAGCAGTTGCGTCACAAACAGGCGAACTTAACGGCGCTGGCGGTGCAACAACCCCAGTCATCGCGTCAAACTCGGTCAGCAAGACAACTTTGAGCGGCAAAGTTCTGTTGTCCGTACAGGACATCGATTTTACGTCGCCCGCAGCAATGGACATTATTTTGCGTGACCTTGCTGGCCAATACTTGATTGCGTCAGACAATTTTTGTGCAGATGAAATGGTGTCGCAAGGCGGCGCGTCAGGTGTTACTTGGACATTCAACGCAACAGACCCAAGCGACCTGATTGACAGTTTGTACGAAGTTGCCGAAAGCCAACTTGACGCAACAAACTTTTTGCCTGACCACTTGTTTGTGTCAGCAGACGTATGGAGGAAACTTTCACGCCAGCTCGACGCAGACAAACGACCAATTTTCCCGTACGCAGCAGCAGCCGGGTTAATGGGCGTTAACGGTCTCGGCACGCAAAACATCACGACCACAAACACACTCAACCCATTTGGTTTGAATTTGGTTGTCGACAAAAACTTTGCGTCAGGCACGATGATCTTGGCAATGGGTCGAGCAGTCGAGTTCTACGAGCAAGTACGCGGTCTAATGTCAGTTGAAGTACCGTCGTCGCTTGGTCGCGAGTTCTCGTACTACGGCTACGTTTCAACTTTTGTTGCTGACGCAACAATGGTTTCAAAAATCACAGTTGCCTAATCGGATAGCGGCCTAACCGCTATGGCAACATATTTAACAGCCAGCAAACAGTTACTAGATAACTACGCCTGCATATCAACGCTCGAGCCAACAGACATACAGGTTGGCGACAGCATTACCGTTGGCAGTCTCGGTGCGCCGTTCAACGGCACTTACACCGTATTAAATTGCCCACAATACGAATATGCAGGCGTAGATACCACAACTGGCGAATGGACATTTGACGAAACAAACCCGATACCAAACCAATTATTGTTTGCTTGCACAGGTAGCAACGTCGAATTTGCGGCGATTTACACCGGCACAATTGCGTTCACACCGACTTGCACGTGGATTACGGCCGCAAACCTAGTCACGTATTTGGGTGTGTCAATCACTAACCCGTCAGATGATTACACGCTGATCACGCAGTCGGTTAGCGCGGCTAACCAGTTTTGCAGTCGCCGTCGAGCCGAGGCAGGCTATAACGACAGTCTCAGCACGTCGCCGAGCGGTGACGTAACGCTAGGCACTCTTATGTATGGCGCAGCGTTATGGCGCTCGCGTGGCTCGCTTGAGAACGTGTTTGCGTCGTTTGACAACATGGGTACAGCACCGCAACAGTCATTGACACCGATCGTTAAACAGTTGTTAGGTATTGACCGACCAGCGGTGGCATAAATGCCGTCACCATACACAGATTTATTTAACGAAACGATTGACGACTTGACCGCAACGCTCACGGCCGTGACATCGTTGCGCGTTGTTAACGACCCGACAAAACTTGTGCCAAATTGCGTATTTCTACAAGCGCCAAGTTTTACGACGATCGCTGGCAACGGCAACATCGTGCGCATGGACTTTCCAATTAAAGTTGTCGGCAGCGGCCCGGCAGGGCTACCCGTGTTGCGCGAAATACTACAGATCAGCGCAACGGTGCTTGGCTCAGCCGTAATCGTTATGTCGGGTCGCCCCGGCACACTCGAGATCGGCGGCCAAGAATACCCGTGCTATGACCTAGCAGTTGGCGTACAAGCTCAAACAGCGTGAGCATACACACGGTTACGGTCGCAGTATGGTAAAACTATAGATACAACAGCAAAGGATTAAAACATGGCAACTAGCACTTATTTAGCAAACGCAAAAGTTGAGGTTGGCACAAACAGCGCGTCGGTTACAAATATTACCGATCAGGTTTCGTCGTGCGTCGTCAATTTCAACGTCGAGGCGTTAGAGGACACCGCTTTTGGAAGTACGGCTAGGACAAATACGGCTGGGCTTCAGTCAAATAGCGCCACGCTTACTTTGTATGCGTCCTATGCGTCGTCAGAAAGTTACGCAACATTGTCGGCACTCGTCGGCACAAAATGTTTTATCCGTGTAACGCCAGTTGACGCAGCAATTAGCGCAACAAACCCAGCGTTTGAATTGACTAATACTTACCTAGCCGCGTTGCCAGTTGTGAACGCAAACTTAGGCGAGTTGTCAACCTATGACGTTGAATTTATAGGTGGCACGTACGTCGCTGACATAACCCCATAACACGTGCCGTTACTGGCCGAGAACAGGAAAGCACAATGAGACTAAAACTGAAAGTCGATCTAAACGACGGCACCGTGCCAGTCGAATTAACAACAAATATGTTTGTTATATGCGAATGGGAAAAAACCGAGGGTCGCAAAATTAGCGACGGCAAGGGAATTGGCTACAGCGATCTAGTTTGTTGGGCATACCATTTGCTAAAACTTAGCGGCGAAAAAATGCCTGCAACATATCGCGATTGGGTTAAAGCAAACCCAAACATGACCATTGAGGCGATTGACGAGACAGACCCAAACCTTACGGCGTAGGCAGTTACCGACGGCAACTAGCAGAATTGTTAGTCGCAACAGGGTACTGGCCTACGACAATCGAGTTTGACACGCGTGACCTGATAACGGTGATTAGTCTGTTAAATAAGCAAAAGAGGTAACAGGCATGGCAGTTGACGCAACGATAGAGGTCGCAGGCATTAAAGACGCTTTACGTGTGCTAAACAAAATTGAGCCGGGCGCTCGACGTGAACTAACACGAAACTACAAAAAAGTTATGGAAGGCGTACGGCAAGACGTAAAAGACAGTATCCCGTTTGGGCCGCCGTTAAGCGGCATGGCTTACAACTGGACAACTAAAAGCGGTACACAGATATTCCCGTGGGCTGATCACAACAACAATGTTCGTGTCGGTGTATCAGGTAAAAAAGTGCGCGAGTTCTCAGGATTTTTAACAAACTTAGCAACGTTTTATTTGCGTTACGACGGCCCGTCAGCAGTCGTAGTTGACATGGCTGGTAAAGGTAAAGTGCCAACAAAACAAGGCGCAATTATGGTCGCTAATTTGTCGCGCAAATTTAGATCACCGTCAAGGTTTTTGTGGCCAGCGTGGGAACGTAACAAGCCGCAAGTCATTGACGAAATAAAATTATTGGTTGACGATTTAATGCGTCGCACTAGTCGAGAGTTAATGTAATGGCAGTTGTAATACCTATTGTCAGCGAGTTTGACGGCAAAGGAATTAGCAAAGCGCTGAAACAATTTCAGCAATTAGAAACTGTCGGCGAGAAAGCACAGTTTGCAATTAAGAAGGCGGCAGTACCGGCAGCGGCCGCATTAACAGCAGTTGCAGGCGCTATGGGTTTGGCGGCTAAAGCGGCAGCCGAGGACGAACAGCAACAAGCAATTTTAGCTAACACAATGCAAAACGTCGTCGGTGCTACCGACGCAACGGTTGCAGCAACCGAGGACATGATCGCGGCTATGTCGAGGGCGACGGGTACGGCTGATAGCGAGTTGCGACCAGCGTTTGCCGCGTTGCTTACTGGCACAAAAAACGTAGGCGAAGCAACTAACGCGTTATCGCTTGCACAAGATATTTCAATCGCTACTGGCACGGATTTAGCGACCGTCAGCGACGCGTTGGCTAAAGCGTATGCAGGCAACATGAAAGGTCTACAAGCGTTATCGCCTGAAATGCGCGGCATGATCAAAGAAGGCGCGTCACTTGACACGGTGATGATGGCGTTAAACGACAATTTTGGTGGCGCGGCCGCACGATCAGCGGACACCGCAGCAGGCAAATTTAAGATATTAAAAAACAGTTTGGCTGAAACTCAAGAAAGTATCGGTGCAGGTTTGTTGCCAGTCATAAACAAAGTGTTGCCATATTTGCAACGCATGGCCGATTGGGCGCAAGCAAACCCTAAAGCGTTTTTGTTTATTGCTGGGGCAATTAGCGCAATCGCAACCGCAATTTTGGCAGTTAATTTTGCTATGGCGGCAAACCCGTTTACGTTAATAATGATCGGTATTGGCGCGCTCATCACAGCGCTAGCAGTTGCTTACACAAAATTTGAGGGATTTCGCAACGTAGTAAACACGGTGCTAAACGCCGTCATTGCAGGATTTGAAAACATGGCCAATTCGTTTATCAGCGCAATCAACTTAATTATTCGCGGCATAAACATTATTAAACCCGGTGGCGACATTGACCAATTAAGTCAGATCACGCTTGGCCGTATTGGTGGCGCTGGGCCAGTTAGCGGTGGTGGTGCGGCTCGAGAAGGCGGTACGGGCAATATCACACCTGCATTGCCAAGTATGCCAAGTTTGCCGCCGTCAATTATTGGTGGTGGCGGTGGTGGCGGTGGCAGTCGCAGCGGCGGTGGCGGCGGTGGCGGCGGTGGCGTGGGTGGCGGCGGCGACCTAGTAACAATTCAAGGCGCGCTAACAACATTTGGTATGGCTGAACGTATCGCAGCGCGCAACGCGTCACCCGTAACAATTAACGTGACGGGCGGTGTGTCGACTAGCGCCGAGATCGGGCAGAGCGTGTTAAACAGTTTGCTGGCTTACCAGCGCACTAACGGCCCACTTGATTTACAGATTGCGGAATAATGGCAGGCGTAGCAGTTGTCGCTAGTGGCAACTATGACCTAGAGATTGACACAGGGTTTCTGCAAGACGCATTTTTGCTTGATGACGCAACCGCTGGCCTACTCAATAATTCAACGTATGTGCTTGACGGTACGACACAGTTTGCGAGTGTTCTTAACGGCATAAACCAAGTTAACGTCAGGCGCGGCCGTCGCGATCAGGGCGACCAATTTAGTGCAGGCACAATGACATTTACAATGCTTGACACAGACGGCGTATTTATGCCGTTTGACGAGGACAGCCCGTACTACGACACGGCCGAGGCTAAGCCGGGTTTAGCGCCTATGCGTCGAGTGCAGTTATCGCGTTACAGCGCCACAAACGTTAAAGAATATTTATTCAAAGGCGTTGTCGTAAATTTTGATTACAACTTTGCGCTTGGCGGTTTAGACACGGTAACGGTTTATTGTGCAGACGATTTTTATTTGTTGGCACAAACATATTTGGACGAGTTCAACGTAAGCGAGGAATTGTCTAGCGCTCGACTGACAGCCGTACTTGACCGACCTGAGGTTGATTTCCCAGCGGCGACCCGTGACATATCGACTGGCACACAAACGCTTGGC